ACTGGATTCCGTGGAGTGGTGGACACCCAAAAGGTCCACAAAGCGGAGAACGCATAAGCCATATTCGATTTAGGGACGGGGAAGAATGGCCAAACAACGGATATTTTGATTGGACGCATTACGACGCCCCCGGCGACATCATCGCCTATCGGCTGGATGAAAGCCCTTCCAAATGAAAATCATCATCAACTGCGATGACGGCTGGGAAGAATACGCCCTGCGCCTCATTCTTGAGAATGCCGAAATGTTCAACCGTCCCAGCAGCAAGAATGGCTGGGGCTGGCACTTTGGAACGAAGCCCGCTTTCTTCCTTCGCCAGATTAAGGGCGGAATTTCAGCGACGCAAATGAGGGACGGAAGATGACCAAACCATGGGCAAAATACGCCAACGACTTCAACGCTATGACCGATGAGGAAATCGAGCGCGAGTGCGAAGTGGAGCGCGACAAACTTAACGAGGCTGAGGAATGGCTTGAAGCTGTTACGGCATGGGAAGCGGACGGGAAGCCGAGGGGATGAGTGACAAGCTAACCGAAACCATGGCGCGTGCGGTCTATGCCGCAAGTTGTGCGCAACAGGACGAGGCTTGCCCTTCATGGTCTTGCCTTAGCAAAGAAACTACAGACGCATACACGGAGATGCCCAAGCCGCCATAGAAGCCGCTGGGGTGCGGGAGATGGTGGAGGGGTTGCGGGAATATGTTGAACAGTTGGAATATACTGAACTTTTTGAAGATACACGGGAGCGCGCTCGCGCCCTTCTGGACAAATATGGAGATGTAGGGTGAGTGATTTGGTAAAGCGGTTGCGGACAGCGCCAGAAGAGGGGCCGCTATCCGATCAGAGATTGGACATGATGGCCGCAGCCAACCGCATCGAAGCCTTGGAGGCGGCGCTAAGGGCTGTGGTGGAATGGGACATGCCTGAAACGGGTAAATGCTGGCCCAATGACGATGGCACGCAATCAGACCGGCCCATGTCCTATAGTGCCTGTTATGGTTCCAATGGTGAGCGCGACTATATCCGCACCCTCGCCCGCGATGCGCTTGGGAGGGAGTGATGGGTTATAGGCCGACAGAATACAAGCTCAAGAAGGGCGACCGGGTAGCGTGGCGCGATCATTTAGGCACGGTGGTCGATGATTATTGGCGTGACCGTGATCGATATACGGTGCTTCTAGATGGCAATGATGCGCCACTGGATTTTGGCGCTGGGGCTTTGAAGCCTATCTCGCCAGAGCGTTGACATAACCGTTGACATGCCGCGCCGAATCGCTATGGTGGGGTTATCGGAATTGAGGAGTTGAGATGATGAAGATTACCGCAACACGCGATCACAACGGCAAGCTGGCTTATGAAGCCATTGCACGCGGCACGGCTTACTATTTGCGCAACGACACGTTTGGCCGCTGGGAACTGTCCAGCCGCCGCCTTGCCCTTGGTGGTCGCGGTATCGGTAGCGTTCGCTACTTCTCTGCGCTAGCCGATGTCGGCAAGGCGGTTAAGGCTTTCGCTGGCATTGAAATTCTGGCGGTATGAAAAACGGCGATTTCTATGCCGCAGTCTCTAGAGATTGCGCCGCATATTGGCTTAGCCGCGATACTGTTCGGGCTGCATTTTACGAAAAACAAGCAGCCATCATGGAAGGCAAAGACCTGCCTAGGCCTTGGTGTCCCACATGCGGAGGTGTTCGCCATACCGCCTCTTTGCGTTGACAAACCTGTTGACGCCCACCCGCGAATCGGCTAAATGTCATCTATCGGAACGGAGAAACGAAGATGAAAAACCTAGACCCTCGCATCGGAACGCTGAACTCGGGACAGCTCTACGCCTTCGTTGATGGCTACGATGTACCGGAAGTGGTAGGTACGCTGGAGGAGGTTGAAGCGGCGCTTGGTATTCGCACCACGGTTGCCGCCAGCGTCTCGCAGGATGCCCGTTACACCGTCACCATCCGCTTTCAGTATCCCGCATGGGACGAGAAGGACGGTATCGTCTATGAGGACGTTCTGGCCCGATCCAAGGCAGAAGCGATTGCATGGGTCCACACAATGGCACGCGGTGACGGTCATACCGGAACGGGCAAGGGTCGCTATACTTTTACGGCGGAGGTGGTGTGATGAACAACATCCTTTCACCGCGCCAGCGGAATAAGCTACAACGCCTCATCGACGCCGTAGTGCGCACGCAAGCGCCCTATGCACGCGCCAATGCCGCCCTAATGGACTACAGTCGCGAACTATATGATTGCGAGCCGGGTGACGTAGATGCCGATTTCATCATTGATTCGCTTGGCGGTGATGGCGAGGCAGGCGGGCTATCCGCCGATGAATTTGACCGCGAAATGCGCCCGCACATGCGTTGACAACCGCATTGACAACCCAGAGCGAATCGGGCATACCGTTGTTATCGGACGGAATGGAGATACGGATATGGCACTGGTAAAAATCAATGGTCGCGACACTTTTGTCGATTGCGAAACCTTTGAAATCAAAAAAGTTGGCAGCGGTCGCTATGAATGCGATTACGGTCGCGCCAAGTTTGATATTATCGGTGGTCGTGAAAGCGGAGGCGCTTCCAATGAGTGGTTCGTCCGTAATGTTGAATTTTATGGCGATCAATGGTTGCCAGTTAACTCAATGCGTGCCGCTATTCGCTTAGGCGTTCAATGGTAACGCGGATTATATATCCAGCCTACCCTGCCACAACAGGGCGGTTTGTGGGCCGGGCCTGACCGCTCTGGCTGGATATATAATCCACCCGCCCCACCCCAATGGAGTGAAGAGAGATGGCTGGTAACGAATCCACATTCATATTCAGGTGCAGTAACCTTCCATTTCAATGGCTGGAAGCGCGGGCCGATATACGTAAATGGGAATGGCTAGGCCCAAATCCTAATTTCCAGCATCAGCGCGGAAGGGGCATATTGGCGATTTGGCAAGACACCCCAATGCCCGTTGACAACCAATCCAACCCCGCCTAATAATGGGCTATCGAAAGCGAATCGGAGTGAGTGGGATGAAGACCGTGCAAGAGCGTCAGGCTGATTGGGATCGCCAGATTATCGCAGACCTTGAAGCAAGCATTGCGCGCATCGAAAAGGCTATCGCGGGCAAGAGCAATCAGGATTATGTCCGCCTCCCCATTGGCGATGCCAGCCCCATGTTGGTCGGAGCGCATCGCACCACCATTCAATGCAAGCGGCGCGAGATTGCTGCCATTATGGCGGGGCTGGTGGATTGACCACCCTAGCCAAAACACAGCGCGAGGTTCTAGCCCAAGTCTGCGCCACGAACGGCGGTGGCGTGCGTATTCGTTGCCGCGTGGGCGATGATGGCTATGGCGTGCCGATTAACGCCGCATATCGCCGCCTGTGGGAGATGGGGCTTATTCAAGGCAAGGCGGGCGGTTGTGAAACCGTTGTGCATACGCGCGAGGGGTTAGCGTTGCATCGGAATTTGGCGATGCCAATCGAACTTTCCGGAAATTCCGGATAGTTGCCCCCATCACGACCACCCGCCCAGCGTGTATGAGGAGCCAAGGTCGATAGCATAGGCCATAACCACAGCGTCTGCCAAATTGTGCGACGGAATGCCGCGCGCTTTCAAGGACTTCTTCGATTCCACTTTCATGCGACCATTGACCGATTCGCGCCTAGGCGCGCTCAATTCCGCCATCAGCTTATCGGCCAGATGCAACCCCTTGGGGATTGAAATCAATTGGTCGGCGTCATAAGGCAAGCCATTGCGCGCCTGCCATGTGTTGCGGAACCTGTCAGCCAGCGTTCCCCAGCCTTGCGCCTTGAGATTGGCGAACATATCGCCATGTGTCTTGCCCGGTTGATATTCCCTATCGGCATGCACCGGGCTTTCGGATGCCGTCCAACCCTTGAACACAATCGTTTTAGGGTTCTTCGCTTCCTTATGAAGCCGTGCCATTTCACCCGGCACCGACGCGCCCACGCCAATGTCATCGATATTGAGCGTATCCACACCCTCGCGCGCCACAACCTCATAGCCATGCGCCGATGCCGCATTAGGGTTTTCGTCTTGCCATTCGTCTAGGCCCGACAGAATGCATCCGTAGCGCCAAGCCAGCGCATTAGGGTCATTTGCCTTAGGCGCGGCTATATCGCCCTCCACGCCCCCGGAAACGTCCATTCCACCTATCTTGCCGCCGCCTATGGGGAAATTAGGTATCTCCATATGCGCATCAACCGACGCCTCAATCCACATGGGCTTAATGATGGACAGGGCGCTATCGGATACGGGCTGGCCCAAATAGACATGCCGGTATAGTTCCGGGTCCGTCTTTTTCATCAATTCCGCGTCGTCCGCCAATTCCTTGGGGAAAAACGGATTGTCCGTGTAATTGACCTTGAGGGTTACGCAATACGCCTTGCCGTCATGCACGGCGGGATAAATAGGATTGGTTACAAATGACTGATAAATGAAATCGAGCGGCGATGCGGGGTTGAAGCAAACGTAAATCTCGGACCCAGCCTTACGCATAGTCGGAACCAGCGCATTCCAGCTATCCTTTGTTATCGATTCACCCTCGTCAATGAACGCGGCATCAAAGTTTGAAAAGCCCTTCAACTTCTGATTCTGAAGTCGCTTTGAAGACGCCCGAATGCCTGAAAACTTGAAAACGCCGCCAGATGACGGGCAGGAAATTTCCGTCTTGGTAACATCAAAAACGCCATGCAGATTGCGGCGGTCGATTTCCTCCACAATCTCCTGATAAGACGATTCAGCAATTGCTTCCATCAACTCGCGGAAGCACACCACGCGCCAGCCATAATACATGACATTGTTGACGAGGATGGTTATGACCGTTCGGGTTTTAGAACTCCCGCGTCCGCCCTCCGCTACCTTGAATCGTGCGGGCTGTAGGAACGGCTGAAAGATTGCCGGTATCTCGCAATCCAAGACAGCTTCATCAAACATTATTCCGCCGCTTTTGCGCTATCCACCAAAATGTATCGCGGCTCCTTTGGAGGCGTCATACTGCCGTCTGTGCTGCGATGATCCACCTCCTGCTTGTCGCGCCAGTCGTCGCCAGCCATGTTTTTAAGGCCGAAAATGATAAGCGTATTAGCCCCCGGCGCAGCGCCATTTTGTGCGCCGTCACGTCCTCTAGCCTCCCACCAAGCCGCGCATTTAGCCTTCGCTCTTTTTACGGCTAAGGAAAATTCTTCATGAACCTTGCACCATTCCGTGATGGTATCGCGGCATACGTCGATTTCAGCGGCAAAGGATGTGATGCTTGCGCCGTCCTGCATATGGTCCACGACCATATCGCAATACATCGGATCATAAAGGCTGGGGCGTCCTGCTGGCATGGGAACGTATTTACGCTTTCTCGGTCGCAAGGGCAAGGGGGGGGGGTGTTCGCAAAGAGGTAAAATATCAACGTATCAAATTCGCCTGCTTATGGGTGGGTAACTGTAACCCCCCTCTAAAGAGGGGGTGTTGTTACGTTACCCTCCAACGCCTTGCCCCGAATTCGTTACCCCATTCAGTTACCCAAACATAAAAATGGCAGTTTTCCGTCATTTTTAGAGGGTAACTCCAGTTACCCAAGCCAGTTACCCTAGCCCATTTTTACGCATCATCATCGCAGCCGAGGTAACTGGGCTAGTTACCCTCCAACCGTGCGAATCTTGAACTATTATTTCAGCCAAGAGCAATGATCCAATAGGCTTATTTATCTCACTTGGCTTCGTATATTGCTTGGCAGACGCCTCCGATGTGCATATTCCAGTCTCCAAAAGATGCCTGATGAATGCTGAACGCGACACATAGGGGAAGCCATTCATGTCTTCCGCCCCCGACGCCCACCACGCATTTTCAAATATCTTTTGGAACCCATCTACCTTGGATTCCTTTTTACGCTCCTGTGGCGCGCTGGCGGAAACAGGAACGACGCTTGAAACTTGCTCGCCATCCTCATCAAACCAGCCGGGAATTTCGACCTTCTGCAAATCGAAAAACATCGGTTCACATTCCTCTCCGTCTTTCACTTTTTTCTGTGATACCTTGCGATACTCCCCATTGGGAACCACACTCAATTCTATATCCATAGCCGCACGCCATGCGCTTGACCCACGTCCGCGCTCCTGCGCCTCAAGGCTAACGCCGGTGTGATGCACCAGAAGTACGGAGCATCCAAATTCACGCATTAGACTGCTACATGCATCCACCATGACCTTGGTGTCTTGCGGGCTGTTTTCGTCGCCGTCAAGAAACCTGTGAAGTGTATCAACCACGATAAGGCGCGGCAATTCTTCAAGCCGCCTTATGCTGTCTGCTACTCGCTTATAGCCGTCCGCTGTATTGAGATCGCACCCTGATTTGGATAGCCACATGTTAAGCGTGGGTTGTCTATGGTGCAGTTTCCAAGCCGCTATGCGACTGCGCAGGCCATTATGACCCTCACCAGCAAGATAGAGAACGGATGATTGTTTGACCTTAAAACCGTTCCAATTGTCCATGCCTGATGCCATGTGCATACACCAATCCAGAACGATAAAGGTTTTCCCCCCACCACTAGGACCATGAACCATCATGAAAGCATCATCCTGAAGCCAACGCTTTACCAGCCATTTAATCGGCTTTGGCTCATTGGAAAATTCATCAGCAGATACAAGCCAGTCATCTATGGGCGGAAAAAGAAGCGCATAAAGATCGCCACCATTTTGCGCATAATCATTGGCGTCCCCAATGATAGGCGGCATAATAACTCGACAATTTGCATTTTCGGCGGCAAGTTTGGCATGCTTCAGGCCATCACCGCTTATGTCATTATCCGCCACAATGACGATATCTTTAGAAGAGCCATAACGCTCGCGCATGGACGATGCGACTGGCAATAAGCCACCTTTGGAAAATGCCAGCCACACAGGACACTGGGTTGCAGCATAAACACTTGCGCCGGTCGCAAAACCCTCGACTATGTAGATGGTTTTTCCGTCTACGGGGCCAATTAGATTACGGCCACCTTCAACTCTGGCCTGCGCAGCGTATAATTTATTACCTTCGCCATCGATATATTGAAGGCTGATAAGGTCGTCATCAATGCCGTAAATCGGAACGACCAGACGGCCATCGCCCGTTACGCGTGTACCATGTGGCTGAACGCCTTTTTTGGCAAGATAAGGATGGTCCTCACTCGCTGCTACACAGCCAGCCCATATCGTTTCACATGTATCGGCAGCAGTTTCCTGCCAGAGTTTACGCTCTTTATCACGCGCCGTCTTGGCTTCGCTTTGACGAAGTGACATGGCCATTTTATCAGCATCGGTAATGTCACGGTCAATTTCAGCCACCCATGGCACATCAAGACCATCTTTCCAGCAGCCGAAGCGACCAGCCGGAACGCCATCACCAAAAGCAATATACCAGCCATTTTTCTTTTTGGTTTTGGGACCGGAATGAAATCGATGGATATTGCCATCCATCTGAATTTCGGAAGGCGGTGTAAGGCCAGCATCACGGATGGCATCGGCAAGTTGAACTTCAGGGGAAGCTGGCGCGACTTTTATGGGAGGGGTATAAGTACCGCCCATAATGGATGTGATGTCGCCCATTAAAATGCCCTTTTGCTTTTTATTTTTCGCTCATCAGCCATCACGGCCATAATATGATATGACCTAAGCTCGGGCACGTTTTCACCCCACTGGTATATAGCCTGTTCAGTTATTCCAAGGGCATCGGCCATGGGCCTAATGCCTCCAAAAAAATCTTTTGCTTCCTGTGTTTTCATTGACGACCTAACCCTAAATTCGGCAAATAGCTAAATAGACGATACAAAGCCGACTTGACAAGGGGGCTATACCTGTTAATTTGATCCCGCACCCCAACCGGACAGTCCAACCGGGGTAGGAGAAAAGATACATGGCAATTCACCTCAAAAGCACTGGCGGGCTTGCGTCCAACGGTGTCAAGTTTCTGGTTTATGGCCAGAGCGGTGCGGGCAAAACTTCGCTCATTCCGACTCTTCCCAATCCTATCGTACTTTCATCCGAAGGTGGCTTGTTGTCCATTCAGGATGCCAATCTTCCTTATATCGACGTGTCCAATATGGACGATCTGCGCGAAGCCTATCAATGGTTGATCGACAGCGATGAAGCCAAGCAATTTGAATCGATTGCTCTGGACAGCATTTCGGAAGTTGCTGAAGTTGTGCTGGCCCATGAACTGAAGCACAACAAAGATGGCCGTGCCGCTTATGGCGAAATGAATACGACCATGCAGGAATTGATCCGTTCATTTCGCGACATTCCCGGCAAGCATGTTTACTTTTCCGCAAAACTGGAAAAGTCGCAGGATGAAATGGGCAAGATGCTCTATAATCCATCCATGCCGGGTAAATCCCTGACGCAGGGCCTTCCCTACTATTTCGATCTTTGTCTAGCCCTTCGCGTGGAGCGTGACGGTGAGGGTGTGGCCCAGCGCGCCCTTATGTGTGACAGCGATGGTACGTGGCTGGCAAAGTCTCGTGGTGGCAAGTTGGACCAGTGGGAAGCGCCTGACTTGGGCGAGATAATTAATAAATTGGCTACTCCTGTAGAGAATGGCGGTGTATAATGATTGCTGATCTCGCCCACAAATGGATGATTGCCAAGGCCAATGAGGCTGCGGCGATTGATGAAAGGCGTTCGATTGAGGATGCCTTGAAAGCGCAACTCAAAATTGCGGAGGACTTGGAAGGCACGCAAACTAAAAAGGAGGGGGATTATATTATCAAGGTTGTCGGCCGGATTGACCGCAAGGTTGATGGCGACAAGTTGCAGGAATTGGCGGTAGAGGCTGGTCTGACCGAACATCTTTCTAGTCTATTCCGCTGGAAACCAGAAATCAGCATGACGGCGTGGAAAGCGGCAACTGCTGATATTACCAAGCCGCTATTGGGCGCAATTACTTCAAAGCCCGGTCGTCCGTCTTTCCAGATTACAAAATCTATTTTGACAGAGAAGGAATAACATATGGCATTTCTCGGACAGTCCTACAATACGGAAGACATGCCGCAAGGCAATGACTACACGCCTTTGCCTGATGGCTGGTATCAGTCCAACATTACCAAGGCGGAAGTCAAGCAAACTAAAGCGGGCGATGGTAGCTATATCGCTGTTGCCTATACCATCACCGGGCCAAGTCATGAAGGGCGCGTTGTTTTCGGCAATCTCAATATCCGAAACAAGAATCCCAAGGCTGAGGAAATCGGACGCCAGCAGCTTGGCGACGTGATGCGTGCCATCGGCTTGGCAAAGGTTGATGATAGCGACCAGCTTATCGGCGGCACTTTGGCTATCAAGCTGAAGACCAAGAAAGATGAGCAATACGGCGACCGCAATGAAATCGCCGCATGGAAAGCTGTAGAAGGCTCTGTGCCACCTGTGGCTGGAAAGTCTGCTAGCGCAGACGCGCCCAAGGGCAGCGCCCCGCCATGGGCGAAGAAGTAACTAGCATAACCGGAGGCTGGATACGTCCAGCCCGAGGATTAGGTTAGTTAGGATAACACATGACCGCAATCCCCATCCCCATAAACACAACCGCCGCGCTGATAGATGCGCACCATCAATCAAAAGACCAAGGCGCGCGCTACCATCTAGGATGCTCTATGCTGGGCCATCCATGCGACCGCTGGCTATGGCTGTCTTTTCGGTGGGCTGTTATTGAAAAATTTGAAGGCAGAATGCTTCGCTTGTTTCGAAGAGGTCATAACGAAGAATCGACAATCCTTGCCGATTTAGTGTCAATTGGCGTTAAAATTATATCGACGCAGGCGCGGGTCAATTTCGGCTCGCATGTGTCAGGTTCCGTAGATGCTATCATTGAAAATTTGCCGGAAGCATCAAAAACCCGTCACCTTGCGGAGTTTAAGACGCATAGCCGCAAGTCATTCGATGAATTAGGCAAAGGCGGCGTTGAAAAGGCAAAGCCTATGCATTTTGTGCAGATGCAAGTCTATATGCTTGGACTAGGGCTAGAGCGTGCTTTTTATTATTCAGTTTGCAAAGATACAGACAGAATCCACACGGAACGTATTAAGTTTGACGAGGAAATAGCCAAAAAGTTTGTTGATCGTGGTCGCCGCATTGCTTCGGCTGAACGTATGCCGCCTCCACTTTCTACTGATCCGACATGGTTTCAGTGTCGTTTTTGCGCGGCGCATAATTTCTGCCACGAAACGAAACTGACCAAAGAAGTGAATTGCCGCACATGCGCGCTCTCTACCGCAAAATCGGACAGCACTTGGCATTGTGCAAAATGGGATACGATAATTCCCAATGAGGCGCAGAAAGCCGGTTGCGCTAGTCACGTTCTACATCCCGACCTAGTTCCATGGGAGATGCGAGATGGCGAAGAATTTGGCGCACGCTATGTCATTGATGACGAAGTTGTTTTGAATGGTGAAGATGGAGTTAGCAGCAAGGAGTTGGTCGGATGAGTAATTATGGTGAGCAATTTATGACGTGTCCGTTGTGCGGCGGAACGGCAGAAAGTGAATCTGTTGATGTAGGCGTTGGGCTATATATCAAGGGTGATTACGCCTGTCGTAATTGTGAGTGGGAAATATTCGGTCCACTCGACTATCCGCCGATCAGCATGAACGAGCGCCCATTTTGCCCTGATCCGCTGGAGGGCTTTTAATGCAACTTCGCGACTATCAGCAGCGCGCAATTGACCAGCTTTATGAATGGTTCAACAATAATCCAACGGGAAACCCGGCACTCAATATGCCCGGTGGGTCGGGCAAGTCTGTAGTTATAGCCTCATTGGTTAAAGATGCACTCACAAATTGGCCGCAAACTCGCGTCCTTATGCTAGTCCATAGCCAAGAATTGATCGCGCAAAATGCCGACAAACTGCGCCAACTTTGGCCCAATGCCCCTATGGGTATCTATAGCGCAGCATTAGGGAAACGCCAGATAGGCGAACCTATCACATACGCAGGAATCGGTTCAATTGGTAAAAAAGCCGACCTATTAGGACACATTGACATATGCCTAGTCGATGAGGTTCATGCTGTTTCTACCAAAGAAAGCGGCCTCTACCGCAAGCTGCTAAATGACCTTTTGGCAATCAATCCAGATATGCGAATTATAGGGCTATCCGCCAGCCCTTATCGACTTGGCCACGGTATGATAACCGAGGGTGATGAGGCTATTTTTTGCGACATCTTGGAGCCGGTTTCAATTGAAGAATTGGTTTACAAAGGACACCTTGTCCCACTTCGCAGCAAACTAACCGATCATAAGCTGGAGGCGGATGGACTGCACAAAAGAGGCGGTGAATTTATAGCTGGAGAAATGGAAGAAAAATATAATACCGAAGATCACAATGAAGCTATTGTTTCGGAAATTGCTGAAAAAGCAAAGGATCGAAAACATTGGCTTATATTTTGTTCCGGCGTGAAGCATTCGGAAGATATGGCGCGATGCTTTAATGAGCATGGAATAGCTGCCGCATCATTAACTGGAAATGCGGGGAAATTAGAGCGCGAACAAATACTTGCAGATTTTGAAAGCGGTAAAATTCAAGCGCTTTGCAATGTTGGCATTCTTACAACCGGCTATGATTTTCCAGCGCTGGATTGCATTGCTTTTCTTCGTTCCACCATGTCACCGGGCCTATATTTGCAGATGGCTGTTCGTGGAATGAGGATATTTCTAGACAAAGATGATTGTCTGGTTTTGGATTTTGCCGGTGTTGTTCAGACACATGGACCGATTACGGCAATTAAACCTCCTAAACGCAAAGGTAGCAGTGGTGGCGAGGCTCCGGTCAAAATTTGCGAGGAATGTGACGAGATAGTCCATATATCTGTCATGGTATGCCCGACTTGCGGGGCGGCATTTCCAGAACACGAAAAGCCCAAACTTAGCCTTCGTAACGACGATATCATGGGGCTGGAGACAGAAAGGCTGAAGGTTAAGGATTGGAATTGGCGTAAGCATGTTAGCCGTTCAAGTGGCAAGGAAATGCTTGCCGTCACTTATTACGGAACACTATCAGACAAGCCTGTTACCGAATATTTGACCGTTACTCATGATGGCTATCCGGGGCAAAAAGCTGTAAAAAATCTTATGGAAATTGCCGATAAGGCTGGCGTGCAATTTGGCAATAATAGCGATGATCTGGATGTTGCCGCTGACTTTTTAAATACCGGAAAACCGCCCGCTGACATTGAATATAAGCAAGAGGGTAAGTTCCCCCGCATCATCAAAAGAGAGTGGAATAACCATGCGTCATTCTGAACCGGAATTTTTGAAACAATATTGGGCATGGATCAGAAATGGTCCGCCAAGATGTTGTCACACATGCGAGGAATATGACGGTGAAGGACGCTGCGGTGCTTATAATATGGAGCCGCCAGAGGACTTTGCTTCAACCATCGACAATTGCCCAGCATATAGCCAGATGATCCCGTTTTGATGGCGTGGGAACTGCCAACAGATAGAATGCCTACGGAGCATGAAGAACAAATGGACTTTGTGCGCTGGTTTAGGCGGACATATAATGGGGTTCGCATTTTTGCGATTCCCAACGGTGGCGAACGCAAAAAGTCAGACGCTATGCGCCTGAAAACAGAAGGCGTTAGCCGTGGAGTTCCTGACCTTTATGTGCCGGAATGGAAATTGTGGATCGAAATGAAGCGGCAAATTGGTGGAACCATAAGCGGCGATCAAAAGGATTGGATTGGATATTTGCAAGCCATTGGCGATACAGCAATTGTTTGTCGTGGATCAATTGAGGCGCAAACCATGGTTAGCGCTTTAGCTGATAAATTGAAGCGGTGTAGCTTCTAAAAGCAGCCGCCTTTGAATGGTGGCGGGAGGAGTATTGTGCCAGCCTATAGAAGCCAAGATGAAGCCGATATTCGCGCACCTGTAGTGGCACGCTTGCGCGAGATTATCCCCGGTTGCCGTATCATTCATGAAATCAATGCCGCAAGTTTCGGTAATCGTATAGACGTTTTGGCTGTAGGCATGGATCGCATAGCTGCGGTTGAAATCAAATCGGCGAAAGACAAGCTGGACCGATTGCCGGAACAGATTAAGGCGATGCGTAGCGTGTCGAATCTTGTTTTTGCGGCACTGCATGAAAAGTTCTTAACTCCACTAGGCAATGGCTTCTGGCCACCGGATGCTGCTAGGGGTGCAACGTCATGGATTTGGCCGGTTCGCGACAGACCGGGCCATCTGCAATGCAATTCAGCGTGGATTGAACGAGATGGGTGGAGCAAGTCGTTTGAATGCTTGCCTCATGGCGCGTTAGGCATGTTGTGGCGCAATGAGTTGCAAGGCATATGTGCGACGCTAGGCGTTAAGGGCTGTAGGGCGCTGGCCATGGATAAAGCCATGGACCACATTCGGTGGCGCATGACAGGCGAAGAAATCACGCAGACGATTTGCGCCACGTTGCGCAAGCGGGTTTGTGTAGAGGGAGATGAGCCACCCGCCTAAATACCCGTTGACATGCCTGCGCCAGCCTCTATTCTGGATTGTGTGAAGCGAATCGGAGGAATGAGAGATGGATAGCGTAGCCAAAGCGGCATTTATCACAGCGCAAGCCGCATGTTGCAACGCTCGCCTAATGGCGATGCAGATGCAAAACACATGCGATATGGCGGCTGGACGGCCAATCACATATCAGCCTTATCAGTTTGAAAACGTGCCTAACGATTTTCAGCTTGGGCATAATGATGTGATTTCATATTTGACGGAGTATTGAGATGGACGACAGACAAGAACTATTGGATGCAATCCAGCGGCTGCGTAACGGCTATGCCGACGCTGTGGCTGGCTTGCGTTATATCGAGGTAAATCATGGACGCCTGAAAGGTGTTGGATGGGATCGCGTTTATGACCATTTCTATGATTGGGTTGAGATGGCCGAACGCGAAGGATTACTGGCTGGAAGTCATAAGGTGGCGGCGCAATGACCGTCTATAAAACCCAAGCTATTCAGCTATCCCCCGAAGAACTAGCCGACCTGTTCACGGAAATGAACAACGAGGAACAGGCCAAGTTTTTCGCGGAAATCACTCGCCAAACCGGCGATTGGCCGGGTGCGGGGTGGTGTGCGCAGTCACATGATATCGTGATGGCGTCTGGCAAGGAAGCGCGTGACGCAATCCGCACCTTGGCCAGCCATCTGCCGCAAGAGGATATTGATTGGATTGTTGGGGCGAATGGAGATAGTTGATATGTGCGACTGCGAACCATCACCCGTCTATCTGGAAACATATCGCAAGGCCCGAAAGGCCAAGCGATGCTGTGAGTGTGCGGCATGGATACAAGTAGGCGACCGCTACCAATATACCAGCGGCGTATCGGATCATCGCGGCTTCAATGACGCAACATGCATAGAATGCGCGCAATTCCGATATTGGGTAGTGGAGCAATTGACGGCTTGGGATTGCTGGCCCTGCCTTGGGCAGCTTTACGATGACATGCCGCGAGATGAATGGCCAGCACACATGATCGCGGCGCAGGCGGCTCTTAGGGCTGAAAGGTTGGCGGCACAATGCCGCACTAGCTGATACCCGTTGACAACATAACCACTTCCCCATAGAGTGATTCGCATAGGGCAATTCCGCCCGGTTGGAGGTTTCCCGCTATGTTCGCCACTCCCGCAGAACGCCTTTCGCTTCGCACGCAGGACTTCACACTGGACTTTGCTGTTCAGTTTGAGAAGGCCGGTCGCCAGTCGGAATTGACTGCGGACAGTATCGACCATGCGCTTGCTTTGCGGGCATCGTGGATCGACAAGGGCGCGGATTATGTGGAAATCTTCCGCGTGCTGCTCGATGGGACGCTTAACCCTACTATTGGCGCTTATCGTCGGGAGGCAGTGGCATGAGCGTAGCGTTCACAACCAAGCGCAAGCTGAACAAGGCTGTTAAGGTCGCACTAGAGGATCGCAAGATTCCAACTGCCCCGTTTACGCTTTACCGCGACGGAACCGAAATCGGCCTTATCTGGCGCGACCTTCGTCAAAGCGCGCCAATCCATGCGCGTTCGGATGGTACGATATATATCAGCCATGCCACGCCATTTGAGGTTGGTTCGGCGTTCCATAGAGGTATTACGGGCTTTGAGGTTTTGAAATGACCAAATACACCCTCACCCTAGAATGGACCCTAGAGCGCGGCGAATCCGCAACGGACGTAACCGTTCATTATCGCATCGACCAATGCGCCACTGAGCCCAGCGGCACCCACAACTGCCCGCCAGAGCATTACGATCCGGGCTGCGGATGGCTGTTTGACATTGATCCAACGGCGGACGGGGTTGCCTTAACAGAACAGGAAATGGACGCGATCCATAGCTGGTTGGAAGAAAATCCGCCTGTTGATGATGGGGAATGGTGAGATGAGTAAAGAACAATACCGCATCTGGATTCCCGATGAAGGCGAAACCGAAGATGATTGTCGGTTGGTTATAGCGCATGACCATGAGGATGCGGCAAAGGAGGGGGTGGAGCGGCGTTATAATGATGATCCATTCACATCGCCCATGACGGCCTATGTCCGTTCGCCAGACGGCGAACTGCGCGCCTATGAAGTCCATCCTGAGCCGACGATTTACTTTAATGCCTATGAGGTGGATTTATGATCCAGTTTTTTGGAAATAAGCAGGCGCATAGCTGGGGATTGCGGATAGGCCCGCATTACTGGCTTTTGAAATCGCCACTCGCTCCAGCTTATTTTAGCGAACGCAATCGATTCGGCGTAGGCGTGTATGCCTTAGGCGGAGGCTGGCGAATTTTGTATCGGAGGGATAAACGATGACCCAATACGAAACATTCCGCGACTCCGCCTATTTCGATATGTGGTGCGTGCGTGAGGTTGGTCAGCGTGACTTCGGGCGGGGGTTTCATGTTTCTAGTGAAGCAGAAGCCATATTCCTTGCTAACCATCTAATCACTATCGCCGCCCAACGCGACCGCCTCCTAGCCGCCCTAACCCCGGATGGGGATACGAAACGGGCGTATATGGCTGAGATATACGATGCGGACCATAAGAACCGTCCGGTTAGCTGGACGGCGATTAAGGCGGTTATGGCGCTTATTCGGAAGGAGGGTGGGTTGTGATGGACATTTTTCGACTGATTGATGCTGCGCCGGATTGGATGGATCAAACATGGGTGCAGCGCATGGATGAGTGCGCCAGCGTTCTATATCTGCATGGCTATATCAACCAATCTGCCCGCACGAAAATCACCGAAAAGATTGAAAAGCAATTCAAAACCGCGATTGCAGAGGGCCGCATAAAGGAGCGGGCTAAGTGACAAAGCGCCAGTGCAAGGCGGCGTATATCCGCGCCGATATAATGTTGGGCGAGGCTTTGTCATGCCTTATGTTCAATCACTTTATGGATAGAGTGGATGCAATAAATTATCTGTTGGGACGAAATCCATGACCGACCCAAACCGCGAATACGCCGAAGATGCGGCGCTGGATTATTCGGAAGTCGAAAGAGAGCGGCGACTTTTTGCGGTAGGATGGCTTATGTTTTGTGATAACGAACAGATTCCACCATGGTGGGCACCGCACACTCGCGCAGGCTATATCGCCGCAAGGGATGCGCCAGAGTGATTGACCGCGCCACCACAATTACCCGTTGACATAACCGCCAGCCGCACTAGTCTGTGGATACCGGAAGCGAATCGGCGCGGATGGGATGGGATGGGATGGAGTTGAGATGATGAATGTTCCTCATTGTCGCATTAAGGGTGCGACATGCCGCACCTGTATAGCAAATCGCGATGTAACTGTCGTTTTTCGTTCTCCATATCGTTGGAGGATTTATGACAACGGAAAGGATGTGACCAAGGAATTTGGTCACGCATTGCGCGGACCCACCTTGCCAGAGCATTCACCCGAATGGTATGCTTTCCACACGGAAGCAAAGCACAACGAAAAAGATTGCCTCTTGCACATTTGATTTCCCTCTAGCCAGAAAAGGAGGCCCACGAAGTGCGGTTCAAACTTGATAGCTAGAAGGGAGGCGATCCGAAATCTCGGCAGGCGGGAGCCGTTAAATCCCGCCGTTTAAATGGGTGCGGTAAGCGGGTGGCAGCGCGATTAGATAGCTTACCGCGAATGTGGCTTAGGCCACTCCGCACCCTTCTAAATCGAAATGGAGAAGTGAGATGGACACCCCGACCCCCGGAGAACTGGCGTTCCTGCGCGACATAATCGACCAAGGCGCTATCCACGCCATTCTGTTTTCGGCCCACCGAAAGCATGGTGACCAGATGCGCGCTAAAGGCTATATTGATGGATTCGCGGACGGGACGCATTTGACGGCCAAAGGTAGGCTTGCTTATTTGGAGGCTGCACAGACATGACCCGCGTATCAGACGCCCTGATTTTTGCAGCAAGGGCGCATGGCGATCAGCGCCGGAAATACTCCGGCGAATTTTACGTCGCCCACCTAATCGAAGTGCATCGCTTGGTCGAGGAGCATGGCGGCACGGAGGATATGCAGTGCGCGGCGCTCTTGCATGACGTGATTGAGGATTGTGGCGTTATGCCAAACTTGCTTGATCGTGATTTCGGATATACTGTTGCCAGCATGGTCCTAGACCTATCCGACCTAGAAACCGGCAACCGCGCTACACGCAAGGCCGCTAGCTGCGCTCGCCTAGCCGCCGCCAGTGCGGAGGTGCAGACAATTAAGTACGCGGATTTGGTATCCAATAGCCGCTCAATCGTGGAGTGTGATCCTGACTTCGCCAAGGTGTATTTGCGGGAGAAAGCTAAGCTGCTTCTGGCAATGCAGAAGGGGAGCCCGGATTTGTGGAGTATGGCGGCTAGTTTTATTCCTGGCCCCTATTGGGATGATGCCAAATGAAGCCGGTTAAAACCTTAGTCCGTGTTACACACGGCTCGCACCTTTATGGCACAAGCACCGCCGCAAGCGATACGGACATTAAAGGCGTACACTTGCCATCGGGTCGCGCTATTGTCCTCCAGCGGGCAGAAAACGTGCTTACGCGGGACGTTGTGGCAGAGGATGGCGCGAAGAACACGGCGGATGCGATTGACGATCAATCCTACAGCCTTCAAAAGTTTCTGGAAATGCTTTCCAAGGGCGACACGGTAGCAACCGAAATCCTGTTTGCGCCGAATTGGGCTATTATCGATTCGTCGGAAGAATGGGAATGGGTGCGCGCCAATCGCGAACGATTCCTTAACCGTGGATGCAAGGGTTTTGTAGGGTATTGCCATCGACAGGCGGCAAAATATGGAATTAAAGGCAGTCGAATGTCGGCGGTCAAGGCAATTCTCCGCATTATCGCGGATAATCCGCATGGCATCACGGCGACTATGAAGCTGGCCGTGCTGGAACCAGAATTGCGTGCCTTCGCGAGCGCCGAAGAGCATGCCGATTTCGTAAACATCCCCAGCCCCAACGGTTCCGATCTTTGGCATATCAAATGTTGCGACCGCATGATGCCCATGACATGCACGATAAAGGAGGCACATGCAGTCTATAGTAAGGTGTGGGAAAACTACGGGGAACGTGCCCGTGCTGCCATGACAAACGAGGGAATTGACTGGAAAGCGGTGTCTCACGCCGTCCGCGTGGCACGTCAGGCAATCGAATTGCTAACCACTGGACATATTACGTTTCCGAGCCCTGATGCCACAGAATTGCTTGCGATCAAGCGTGGCGAAGTGGCTTATAGTCATGTATCAACATTGCTGGAATCGTTAGTCGAGCGCGTCAATTCCTGCGAATCCGCATTGCCGGAAGAAACTAGCAAGGGCTTCGTGGATGAAACGGTTTTGCGATTTTACAGAGAGCAACTCACATGACCCTACATCACCCCACCCGGAACCTAACCATCATAATAGCCGCAATTTATGTCGGCTCATTTCTCCTATGGCTCATGCTCAAATAGGCGTTGACAAGGTAACCACAGCGGCGCT